TCATTGGCAACGGATCACGCCGCTGGCGATTTCGTCGTCGATGGAGCGCAGCGCATCGGCATCCTGGTGCATCTGCTCGATCACCTCGAGCAGGCGCTGCGCCAGCTTCGGATCGTTCGCCCGCTCGACGGCGCGCATGACCTCGACCGCAGCCGATTCATGATTGTTCGCCATCTGCTTGAGAGCCTTGCGCAAGCGCTGCTCGGTCCATTTCATCGACATGTCGCTTCACCCAGACTGCATATACGGACCCGCCAGGAACGACAGGCTCGCTTAAGAGCGCCGGACCCGGAACAAGTTCAACCTGCCGTCGCGCCCATGAGGGCGGATTGGGTACCGGAAAGGCAAGCGGAGAAGAGATCGTGAAGCGCAAACGAAAACGCCAGGCACAAGGCCTGGCGCTTCGAAATATGGGGTGGACGATGGGAATCGAACCCACGACACCAGGAGCCACAATCCTGTGCTCTACCAACTGAGCTACGCCCACCATATCGTGAATCGTGCCGGACGTTCCGGCTTCAACCGCAGCGGCCGGACAAGCCGAGCCTGAAGGTGGTGCGGACGGAGAGACTCGAACTCTCACGCCTTGCGGCGCTGGAACCTAAATCCTGTCTCGCACCTCAGAAGCTCTTATATTACAACAGTTTACGCCGACCGCAATCACTTAAACTGTGCCAATCGTGAAATTCCTTTTCACGTTTTCCATTTCCGTGCTTCACGTTTCCGTCACGGCCAGCATTCAGCGGTCCGACTCATAAGCCGCGACGCCGGTCCCTACCGCCCGCCATTCGTCCTGCGGCATGCGCGAATCACAGATGAATACCTCGACCTCCCCGCCTTCTTTCGGCTCCGCCGGCCGAATAGCAGCATGCCGGAGAATCGTCTCCATGTCCGGCACGTAGCTGCTCTCCGAGCCGTGGAACGACCAGATGCCGAACTTCCCAGCGCTGCCCACCTGGTGGTCGAGTTTCACCGACCAGCCCTTGAATCGAATGACCAGCATCGCCCTGCTCCGTAGGAAAAGGCCGTAGTCTACTCCTAATCCTGACAGGCCTGGTTCGCAGCCAGTAGCTGCGCCTCGTAACCGACGCGCTGCAAGCGTTCGGCGAGCAATGCACGGACCTTGGTCTGGATATCGTCGCTCTTCTTCAGCCCAGCGGTTGCCCAGGCCGGCACCTCCACCGCCGGCACTCGGCAAGGCACCGCCACCGGCACATCTACGCGCACCGTGCGCGGCTCGGCCTCCTGCCGTCCGGCGCATCCCGCCAGCGCGAACACCAACCCCAGCACCTGCACCACCTGCACCTTTCGGCTGCACCTGCCGGAAATCGCTGCACCTGCAGTCTTTCGCCACGCCTGCAGCTTCATAGCCCCAGCTCCTTGTCGATGACCGCCTCGGCGGCCGCACACTGCTCACCGGCGGTTCGCTCACGTACCAGGCGCTGGGCTTCGGCATACTGCTCCGCGGCCTGCTGCCGTCCCCGATCCACAGCCTGCGCGGCATCCCGGGCGCGCTGCTCGCCAGCCTGACGCAGCGCGGCAACCTGCCGGACCTGCTCCGCCACTGCGTCCTCCAGGCCTCCCCTGGCGGCGCGGCAGGCGACCAGATCCGCCAGCGCAGCATCGAGCTGCGGCCGGTAGTGCCGCGCGCCGAGCCAGACACCGCCGGCGGCGCCGAGGCCGACCAGCACCAGGAAGGCCAGCGCGATCGAGACAACACGGGACGAGATCACGACAGCGGCTCCAGGAACAGCGCCCGTTCCGCCGTTCGACGCTTAACCAGTCCCTCCAGGCGCTTACCTCCCGCATTCACCCAGCGCGGGAACTGGTCCGCCGCCCCCCGGTAGTCACCCTTGTTCAGTAGCTTGAGCAGCGTGGACGACGCAAGATTGGCCGATCCCAGGTTGTAGACGAAGCTCATCAGGGCATCCCACTGATTCTGGTTCAGCGGCACTTTCACCAGCTTGTCCAGTTCAGGCTCGAAGCGCTGAATGTCATTGGCCAACATCCGCTCGGCCTGCTCAACGGTGATCGTCATGTAGCGGGTCACGCCCCGCGTAGTGCCATAGCCGATGGTCCAGACACCCACCGAGTCCTGATAGGCGGACAAGCGCAGGCCCTCGAACGATTTGATGAGGTCTATGCCTCGTTGGGAAGTACGCATTTACGGGTCTCCAGAAACGACGAAGCCCGCTCAATGGCGGGCCTATCTTCGTCGGAAAGGTGTTCGGGTCAGCTACCGGCCAGGATCACCAGCAGCACGGGTATTCTGATTTCAGCATCCGCTAGTGGCTGACCTAACGCCGGCCATCGCGCCGGCGTTCGGGAGGATTTGCAGCAATTTATGCTCAAGAATTGCCATAAACTATACTCCACATATATCATATTCTATTAATCTCAGCCGACACCCAGGAAGAGACTCAAATTAAATGGAAGAAATTTACATACTTGTCATTTTCGTTACTTCGGTTCTTATTATCGGTTCCGCGGTAAAGCTAACGGGAGTAACTGCCAACGAAACGATAAATAGGCACTCCCCTATAGATGCGCTGCGCGGATGGCTTGCAACATCAGTTGCATGCCATCACGCACTAATTACATATACATGGAAGACCGAAGGGGAGTGGAGAGACTCTGCAAGTCACTTTATTAGCAATATGGGATCTATTCCCGTATCGATTTTCTTCATGATCACTGCATTTTTGTTTTTTGGTAAAATCTACAGAAAGACGCCGGTTTGGAAAGATATAATTACATCACGGCTAACGAGAATACTCCCACTATATTATACTCTAGTTGGGGTTGTGATAATAATAAGCATAGCTTCCACAGACTTCCATATAATCGACGCAAAGTCACTGAGCATCCAAATACTCAAATGGCTCCTATTCTTAGGCGTTCCAATAAATGGATTCGATGACAGCAGGAACATATTAGCCGGCGTTCAATGGACCCTAATATACGAATCAATCTTTTACATCTCGCTACCAGTAATTGCAGCATTCTCAAGTAAGCAAACCTCTCGAACTGCGTTCCTTACGTCACTAGCTTTTATCTCTTTGATTTTTACAGTAGGCGTCGCAAAAGAAATAATCAGACCTGGCCTTTTTGCACTATTCGCCATAGGAGCAATACCTGTTTTCTTAAAAAGAAACTACGAGCATTTGCATGATGCAATGCGCTCAAAGGTGGCGTCTTCTATTTCTGCGGCATCCATGATTATTGCCTTCACAGCAACTGAGAAATATAGCCCGACGCAAATGGTGCTTTGCGGAATTGCTTTTTTCCCTATTGCTCTGGGAAATGAGATGTTTGGTATTCTGCGCTCACGAGGTGCTAAATCTCTTGGAGAAATAAGCTATAGTATTTACTTAACCCACGGCGTTGTACTTTATGCGCTATTTTCAATAATTGAAGTATCAAAGTACGAAGGCGGAATATATGTTTTCGCCCTATACATACCTCTCGTAATAGCCTTAACATCGGCTATTTCTGTATTTACATACAAGAAAATTGAACGACCGTGGATTGAGTTCGCAAAGCGAAAATCAATCAGTCGCGGGGAAGAAAAATTCAAAGGTGCGGCGTAGCCGCACCTAGTTCTCCACCCTCAGCATCCTATAGCCAACCCCTCCAGAGTCAGCAGAACCAATCAGTACCTGCCCAAGCTTTATTGTGTTTCCGTTGCTGTACCTAAGGTACAGAACAGTCTGTCCCTGGTTCGGTTCGGTTACACTAATTTTCGCCATCACGCTTGTGCCTTCTTGATTAGTGAAGTTCCAACTTGCACCGTCGCTAGTTGTTCCGAACGGATACCAGATGCCTGGAGTGCCGGATGTAGCGCATACCCACCCAGCATATCCTTTACTACCATGATCTCTGTTGATCACGATACTCCCGGCCCGCCAATACCTCCCACCATATGCCGCAGGATCATCACTAGGGCGCACGATTCCTAGCACAACATCATTCAGGATCAACTTATTGTCAGAGTTCGATGGCAACTCTTGTGCAGCATCATTCATAGTAACTTGAGTGTCAGGCCTGACAAAATTCAACTTCCAATCGCAAAAATTGCTGAGACTGGTACCTCCAAACGTATACCCCCATCGTACCGCCCAGAATGCCGGATCCGCCTTGTTTGCGGCAAGTACGGAGTGGAAGTTACCAATATGCAAAACTCCGAGATTTGCCTTCTCTGGGAAGCTGTCTGCAATGATGTCAGGCTCCGCATTCCCATCGAAGTAGCAGTTAGAAACATAAAATCCTCTACTGTGAGAGTATAGGATTCCATACCCAGAAAGCCCCTCAACAAGGCAGTTATCCACTCCGCAACAGGAAACAGACTTGTTTCCTGTGTTATCTATCGTGAGCCAGAAGTTCCCTCCATGCTCGATCTGGCAGCCGTGCGCGCGAACATCGTATGCGCCTCCGTTGGCCTCAAGGAAAATCCCATTCCAGCCTCGGATATTGTTGTTAGGCCCCAAATAGATGGACTGTAGATATCCAGTGGTTTTCACAAGCTTAAGGTTACTGATTGCGCAACCTTGAATGAAGACACGAAGCAGCTTGTTACTATCAAGCACATATGCTGATAGAGAGGCATCACTCGCCGTAAGAGTTAGGTTCTCCAGTCGGATATTCTGGGAGGAAGGCATTCGCGCACCAGTTTCATCAAACGCCTGCGGAAGCGAGGTGCTGAACATAGGGATATCGGTTTTTACCTTAAAACCGCCCCCATTGATCCCTCGGATTCTGAATGTATCTTTCTGATTTACCCCATCAACAGGTCTATCAATGTTCACGGGTGACTTAAGAGTGAGCATTGTCGGAACAACAAGCTCTTTCGCGGGAAACTCCGCATTGCAGAATGCGACTGCGGCCTGCACGGCTGGTGCCCAGTCCCACGTGGTCGGGTCTTCAGGGTTAGGCTTACTGGATACAAGCGATGCGTACTCCCAGACATTGATACTACTGCCGTCCAAGGCAGAGTTTACATCTTTTATCTGCTCCGAGAGCTCAGTACGCGTCCATCCAACCAGCTTTCCGCCATCTTGGTCAGCTAGGTCCTGGCGAAGCGGTTGGTCATTGCGATAGACCATAAGGGGCTGATCATCATCCCATTTTCCCGAAAGCTCAACCGGAAAGTTTGCAGGAAGCCTGATGCTGTAGAGCGATCCGTTTCGCTGCACCAGTTGGGTTGATCTCTCAACAACCAGAGGTGCACCGTCTGCATAAATTAGTGGGGGAAGTTCGAACCCAGTAGTGGCAAGGAAGGTATTCCACTCGTTCTCAATTCCCCTCCAAGACTTTCTCATTCGGCCAAGCCGGTCAAGCCAAGACAGAGATAGTCCGTTCATCGCCGCGTCTAAGTTCTCGGCGTTGTCGTACAGATCACGCGGGTCTTTGGAGCCCAGCGGGTTACCGGTGGCGTAGGTCGTCATGCAAATTCTCCGGGCATGAAAAAGCCCGCTCTATGGCGGGCTCTGGATTTGTGTGTGCGATCAGTTGGGGGCGCTGGCGTTGTCGTAGGTGTAGACCCTGGGGTCGTAGTTCACCGCGCGAACGGACGCTGCGGTATTGCCATTTGGATCGATGGAACTGATCAGGGCCGGGTATGGGTTCCCAAGCAGCAGGTGTGGAGGTTCGATCTCCCAAGAAACATCAGGGACGAAATCGATACTGGGAATGCTCAACCGGTAGTCGTCGATCCGGGTTGCTGGGTAGCCACCGGAAACTGTCCCGTCTGGGCGACGCAGGTAAAGCGCTGGCGAGTTCAGCAGCGACCAGTCGAGCGGCTCGCTGGACTCGATCAGAACCGAGTTTCCCGAGGTCACGAACGATTTCAGGTATGCGCTCTGCGCCAGGCCAGGGCCGGGAACATCGCCGGCAAGGGCCACATAATCCCAGAACTCGCTGTTAAGCGCGTCTAGGCCGGTATCGAACGAATACTCGGTTCTCCGGTATCGCTGTGCCATCCGGCGGCGCATTCCGTATCGCCACGCCCGGTTTCGGTCTGTCACGCCGACGGCCGTGATCTTCTCGACCTTCCTGCCGACATCGCCGGGGAGGCGGCACTGGACGGTATCTTCGATCCAGCCGTTGGCATTGACGAACTCGACATCGACGCCGTCGTAGTCGTCCTCAGACGGCGCACTGATGCTGATCTTCAGCGGACCATCCATGTTCTGCGGCGAGTACATGTGCCCGAACGTGGTCCTAGGCTCGTCTCGGGCAGCAGAGATCACGCCGCGCTTAATGGTCTTCTCCGCATATCCGGCTGCAAGTACGTCATCCATGATCTGCGCGACCGTGACCTTGCCGTCCTCGTAGATCATGTCAAACTTGTCGCCGCGGGCCTTCCAGATTGCGTCCAGCCGATCGAGTTCCTCAAGATCGAGATCCGCATCGGTATAGCCGCGTTCCTTCGCGATGTAGCAGAGGAATGGGACGATGTCTCGCGTTGCTATCTCGGGTGTCCATGCACCGTTCTGCCGAGTCGGTAGCATGCGGGTAGCCTCTACCGAGACACGGCTTTCTGTCTGCGCCGCGATACGGTCAGACGACCGATACCTGACGGCCATTGTTGTGACGCCGGCGTAGGACGACGGAGCCTGGAGGCGCGCGCGCATCCCGTACCACTGGGTGCGGTCTCGGTACTCGGATGTTGAGTTGCCGCCCTGGTTGACGAACACTTTTCTGATGCGAAACTCGGGCCGCATCATGTACGGCAGCGGGATGCCGTCCGTAAAACCCTGCTGGTCGAGAGAACTGCCAGCATGGTTCTTGCTGACCGTCGTCCATGCGCCGCCGATGGCCATGTCTCGCCACTGGATGTCGTAATAGGTGCTGATCTGGTAGATCTGCCCTTCCCTGCCTACACCGCAAAGCCCTTCCGGGCAAAATACATCGATCTCGACGAAGTTGGTCTTCTCCGACACAGGGCACGCCGGGAAGGGACCGCGCCAGCCCCCTTCCAGGCTGGTCGGATCGATGGTGACTCTGGACGTAGACGAGTTGAGAGCGGTGAATCCTGGCCAGTCAACATCGACGCCGCCCGCACTGGTCAGCCGCTCGACGGTGAGTTGCTGCGCGCTGTACGCCGTGATCCGATAGCGCAGGCCGCGCGGGCCGATTGCTGCATTGCCGGAGCCGGTCTGCAACGCATTGGCCGGCGAACCGTTGCTGTAGTTGAGCGTCATCGACGTCGAGGTGATGTCGTTCACCAGGTAAAGGCCGCCGTTGGTGCCGACCACCTCGATCTCATCGCCAACATCCAGCCCGAGCTGAGCGATATCCCCCGTCACGACGTCGCGATCCGTCCCGCCGCCATCATTCACCGAATAGGGATACATCGCCTCAACGCGCAGGATCGTCCCCGCAACCCAGTCAGAGGGGAACGAACCGGCTCCGGCAGAAATGATGATGTTCGTTCCGGAAAACGTGAACGTAGTTGCCGACGGGTTCGGGGTGAGATTGGAACTCTCGGTCAGGTCCAGGCCGGCATTACCAGTTGAGCTCGCACCAACTTCCTCAACCAGATGCCACCAGACCGATGCCGGGTGCCCGCTGACGTTCTGCCCTGGTTCGAAAATCTGGAAAGAGGCATCAGCGCCCAGTGCCAGGAACGACGTGTCACCGATCTTCGCTGCACCTTCGGCGATCTGGAACCGACCACGGCCAATACACAGGAGCATTTCGGTCCACTGCTCACGAGGACCGGCGAAATACTTCCGGGGCGGCAGGATGTAGTCTGGATAAATCAGACGACGGCCAGCGACTTCGCGGATCGCATCGCCGAGTTTTACCTTTTTCCCGCGCGCGCTGGTTTCAGAGAGCGACGCGCCCTGCCCGGGGTTCGTCGGCATGCCGGGCAATTGAGGCATGAACATCCGAAAAACCGATTGCGCCCCCTTGAAAAGGGCCGCAGTAATCGTGAACGGATCAGTCCCGCGCGGGAGCTTGTAGATCCTAACAATGTCGCCGCGGTCGATGATGCGCTCAGCCCACTCACCGGGATGGATGAACTCCTCATGGGCCTTTTTCTGCTTGTCGGTGAGGTCATCGCAGAGCGCAACCTCAGCGGGGACAACACCGATAGAGAACGGGTGGACGTCGTGGCAGCGGTACCCAGGCGAATTCGCGGTCAGCCAGGAATGAATCGTCATCCTGCGGCCGATCGGATGCCGCTCCAGCGGTTCTCCGTCAAGGAGCGATGGGTAGATTTCGATCACGGTAGAAGACCACCTTGGAGTATTTGTCGGAGAACTTCTGGAGCGGGGTGAGTGAAACCCCGCTTCCCGGGTTGATTTCGAGAACCCGGAGGCGTCCATCCACCTCAACCAGCAGACCTACGTGATCGAGCAGCCGCCCTCTGTAGGCCGCGGCGATGGCCCCAGGTCCTGGCTCGCATTGCTCGAGCGCGCGGTGGATCTCCGCATCGCACGCCCTTTGCATCGAAACCGGGGTGCGCCGCGTGACACCGCCGAAGTCGGTCAGCATCGGCAGCCCGAACAACTCAACCCGCGCGATGAGCGTCAGGCCCCAGCAGTCAAGGCACGGCAGGGCCCGACCGCCCTCGGTATAGATGGCGGTGAGGTATCTGTTCGGCATGGGATCAGGGCCAGTATTTGAGGCCAGGGAACTCGCTAACGTTGTAGATGCGGCGCAGCGCGGCGGTGTTGATGAGGTCGTAGTAGCCGGCCTCCACCTGGACAGTGAGGCTTTCGAATTCAGCCCCTTTCACGCGCATCCGATACGGCCGCTCGGCCGGCGCAGTCAGGTCGCTTTCGAGGTAGATTCGCAGGACAAGCGTGACCGGCTCTCCGGCGTCGATGGCCTCGGAAATATACTGCTGAGCAAAGCCAGTCACGTTGTCGATTGCGAATCCAACGTTCTGGTTTCCGCTGTTGTCTCGCTTTGGAATCGATACGTCGATCGCACCAGCGATGAATGTCAGTAGCCGTCCGTCTTCTGTCATGCAGGTCAGGTCTTTGAACCCCTGACAGATGAGGATCGGATCGGGCCTGGAGGGCCGAGTAATCTCGATCGTTGCAATCGGAAGATCCGGCCCATCCGATGCATAGAACCGCTCAAGAGCCGTCGCCATGTCGAGGCCACTCCCTGTTCATCGCGATGTCGAAGATGTCAGCGAGGAGGATGTACTCGGGCAGAATCTCGGCCCACCCAGGATCGATGATGGGTCGCTCACGCAACTCCAGTGTGGCGGTGAAATCCCAGAGCGAGATACTGCCGCTGACCAGCTTTGGACCATCATAGATGTCGGTGAATCTGGCGGCATACGCACGCAAACCACCAGGAGTCTCCGGCGTCTTTAGCGGGCATTCGAACCAATGGTAACCATCCACTAGAACATCACGAAACCATGCCTCAAATAGCATTGCCTCGCTGTCGTTGAGCCTCCACCTCACGCTTGCCATAGTTGGAGTAGCGGTGAAGTGACGCCTCTGCCTCGCCCTCCCCGTCTGCATCTCCGTGCGGATTAGAGGGCTAACAGGGGTAAGCCCATAGCCCTCCCGCTGAGGCGGGCAGATATTGGGGTACTGCTTCATGTCCCGCTCCTGCGCATGCCGAACGAACTACCGATAGCCTTAGATGTACGGCCATCGCCGAATAGGTCGGCCACAACAACGTCGATGATGTATTGGTCGTCCTGGCGGCGAGTATTAACCTGCCCTGCCCGACTACGATCCTCGATCAGGTTGATGGTCGGCGCACCACCGCTGTTCTGATTTGCGCGAACGTCATCGAGCGTCCTGTCGAGCTTTGCGCTCGTCTCTGCCGTCGTCACCCTCTCGCCCTTCTGGAGTAACCAGGTGCCGGTCTCCGGAACAGCATCAATGCCATCGTGAGCCATGCCAGATAGGTTTACGTTCTTCACTGCTGCAACCTGGGCAAGCTGAGCCGTAACCGCCGCGGCAGCGGCCGCAATACCAAGCGCAGGCCCAATGACAGGGATTCCCGCCATAGCTGCATAGGCGTCAGATGCGGTCTTTGGCGCATTCAGCAGTGTTTTCGCAATCGCGTAGGATTTCTCGGCGACAAACGCCGCCTTGTAGAGCCCCGACTGCTCTCCGAAGAAAGTCCTGGCCAAGCCGCTCAGGTTTCCGAAGAACTGCTCATTGGCGCTCATCGTCACTTGCTGACGGGAACGCTCAATGGCGGCCAAGGCATCTTCGTGCTCTTGCTTTAGCTTCAATTCCTGCTCATCCCATTGAGCAGTCAATTCAGCTTTTGCCTCTCGATTGGCATTCAGAACATCGAGTTGGGTTTGATACCACTTCTCAAGTTCTTCCTCTGCCTTGTCGATCTTGTCGAGTTCACCTTGAGGCCCAGCGACTACAGCGTCTGCGCCACCGAAAGAAGGCGGAGCAGAGAACGAGTCAGACACGATCCGCGAAGCGACACGATTTCTTTCCTCATCGCTCAGGCCCTGCATTGCGTCAAGAACAGCAAGGCGCTCTTTCGTTGTATCGAGCAGGCGCTCTTCGTCAGTCCTGAGGTCTTGGACCAGCTTCCTGTAATCTTCCTGGGCATTCTGTTGTTGCTTGAAGGACTCGACAGTCTCAATGGCTGCCTTTGCCTGCGCTAACTGAGAGGCAGTTGCTCCGTCCAATTGAAGTCTGTAAAGCTTCTGCTCGTTGGCGGTCATGCCAACAGTGGCAGCCTCCAGTTGCATGGATGAAATAAGACTGGCGACCGCCTGCTGCTGACGCTTTGCGGCAGCTTCGGCCTCTTTCCTTGCGCCAGCCGCTTTGGCAGCAGCGCTTATCGCTGCATCATCGAGATCCTTGCTCTCTTTCTTCGCCTTATTCAGCTCCTTCGTCTTGCTGGCCGCATCTGCTATAGCGGATCCAGCAAGAGGTCGCTCAAGCGCGTCTCGAATGCCGTCAGCAGCCTCTTTGGCTACTCCCAGATTTATGGCAGCACTTGCGCGGTATTCAGCAGCTCTAGCTGCGAAATCATCCCCGCCAAGGGCGTCTGGTAGCAGCGAAAGCGTTTCGAACATTGAGGCGGCCAGCCCCTGCGCGTGCATGGTCGCAGTGGCAAAAACGCCTACCAGGGCATCGGCCGCGATACTGAATACCCGCACCACGCCATCCCCCGCATCAATCAGGAACGGCAAGGAATCAACTACGGTTGACGCTCCCTGCGCGAGCAGGTCGAGAAGTTTGGAGACGGATTCCGCTGTAGCGGGGTCGCTCAATGCCCTATTGAGATCATCGATAGCAACCTTGGCACCGTCCAGACTTCCTTCGCTTCCTGTCAACAGTCCGTCAATGGTGTTTTGCAGAGCCATGAGGGCCCCGCCAAAGGTATCGCGCGAAGCCGCAGCAGCCCCCCCATATGACTCCTCAAGGGCTTTGAGAATAATTCCCTGAGCTTCAGCAGTGCGTCCAGTTGCCTCAAGCTGTTCAGCAGCTTTCTTCTGTTCCTCTGTAAACCGAAACCCTTGTTTGCTCAGAGCGGTAAGACCCTTGGATGGAACATCAAGGGCACGACCTATTGTCTCGGCAGCGGACGTTACAGTAGTTCCAGTGCGCGCCGCCATGTCAATGGCGGATTGAAGCGCGCGAGGAAACTGCTCTCCAACAATGCCAGTGAAGGCCAGCAGGTTGGTCTGTGCCTGGTTGATTTCTCCGGCAGATACAGTGCTAGTCCTCTCCATGGACGAGGCCATTTCGTTCAGCTGTTCTCGGCTGAAACCAGCAGACTCTCCCGTCGAGCGCAGAACGGCTTCGAGTTGCGCCTGCTCTTTCTCCATCTGCTTGGTGTTTCTGATCACTGCACCGAAAACTGCTCCAACAGTGATTCCTGAGAGGGCGACCGCAGCGACCTTACCAAGCTCCCCCCAGGCCAGCGATGCGGCATCGGCGGCGCTGCCAATTTCCTTAGCACCTTTCTTTGCTGTGCGCTCGGCCTTCTCCATGCCGGCCACGAACCCGCCAACCTTGGCGATGAGATCGAGCGTAAGCGTCCCCAGGCTGCGTGATGCCATTGCGGGCTCCAATGAAAAAGCCCGGAACGATCCGGGCAAAACGAAGGACTAGGCCCAGGTCTCAAGGGCCTGATCTAGACTGATTACGGGCTCTTCTTCATGCGGCATGAAGTCGTACAGCTTGTACGTCTCCTTGCTATGTGAGTTTGCATAGAGCGCAGCGAGCAGTGCTGCTCCGCGCTCTACCCTCATGCCTACATGGAGACTCCCCCGCTTGTTCCGAAACTTGCACCAGCTCAGGAACTCCCGGTAGGTGAGACGCGACTTGGCTTCTGCAATGGTTCTTCCGCCAATCCCGCACATCACCAGCTCATGCCACACCTCATCTAGTTCGCTGAGCTGGTCGTCTTTCCCACGTTGTTCACCTCTGCGATAACGGTGAGCAGGGCGATGGTCAGGTTCCCATCCAGCGCGCCGCGATCGGGGTCGGCCTCTCCGGTGATATCTGCCGGCGTGAATACCGGCTTACCCTCTTCATCCACGATTGACGCAGCGATACGTCCCGCTACGCCATCGACCTTTCCATTCATCGCAAGGAGGTCGGAGACGGCGGTGCTGTACGACAGGGGCCGGACGTAGACGGTGGCGGTCAGTTTCTTATCGCCCTGCTTCCAGGTGATCTCTTTTTCGATAGGAGCCCCAGTGAAGGCACCAGCTTCTTTAAGCGAATCAATCGACAGATGCATGACCACTCCTTACGCGGATTTGCGAATCCAGGCGGAACCGCCGGAGCGCTGAATGGTTGCGGTCGAAGTGACAACAGCGTTGGCTGCGAAATCGAACGGGAAATCGCTCACATAGCCGCGGAAGACGAACCAAGTGCGCGTCGGCGGCAGAACAAAGTCCCAGTCGCCGTTACTGTCCTGGGCCTCGGTGGGTGCAATGCCGATCCCGTCAGACCAGCCAACAGCGAAAGCGATGTCCTGGTCGACCTGGTCGTCAGACTCCGAAAGCTGATAGAGGCGGATATGGGAACTGTTGCGCGGGTCAGCGTTGAGAGTCAGCGAAGCCTGCCCCGGCGTGCGCAGCCCGCGCAGGTAGCGCCGAACAGTTTCGCTAAGGCATGTGGTTTCGATCTGGTCGGCAGGGTTGCCGCCGGGGTTGAATGCGGTAGCGCACTCGACCTCGATGACTTCGTGATCGCCAGTCGGGCTGCCGCTAGAATCTCTGGACGGAACCAGGGCATAGATCTGAGTTCCTTGAGCCAAAATTGCCATTGTGTTTCTCCTGTGGCGGGTTTCTTGAAGCACAAAAAAACCCGCACGCGGCGGGTTGGTCGGTATTGGTTGGTCTATCGCTGGACTATCCAGTCGACGTCAAAGCTGACTCGGTAGGTCTTGGTATCAGGGTCAACAGATTCCCCTCCCCAGCGGACCACATAGGCTGAAAGCTCAATCGCATCCCTGATGGCCTTGGCGGCATCTCGAGCCTCCGCAGCAGTGGCCGAAAAAATGTCCACTTGGATGGTGAACCCATCGGCGTCAGGACGGCCCCATAGGTAGTTCTCGGGCGATCCCGATATGGTCTGCCATGTTGCATACGGTTTGACGACGAGCTGGGGGGCCAGGCCAAACTGATAGATCCTCAGCGGGGACGCGCCAAGGATCGCGGTAACAGCAGGGTTGCTCGAGCAGACCTTGTAGATTGGCGGGTACATCACCCCTCCAGAATTTTGTCTATTTGCTTTTCTAGCTCGATGGCAAACGCATTCGTCGCTTCCTGAACGGTGGTCTCAAGTGCTGGTCGCATGAACGGCTTCGCCCGAGTTCTTTCTGTGCCAAACTCAACCAGCCGCCAGTACCAAGTATCACCCCCGGGGTTGTTCCTACCCTCCCCGCTGAGTTCTCCGTATTCGCTCATATCCCGAGCGCCGCCGCGGACTCCTATTCGATAGCCAAGGTCGCCCGTCTGGCGATTCATCCTGGTCATCCACTGCATCGCAATGTTCTTAGCGATCATCTCGCGAGTGGTTCTATCGTCAATCCCTCTCGCATTCTGGCGCGCCTGAGCACGAACTATTGAGGCTGCTCTTGCCAGTGCACGACGACCGCCTTTCTTCTTCACCATCGGCGACATCTGGTTCAGCTTCTCGATGACCTCATCCATCCCGGTCATGCTGAATTCGACGGTATCAGCCATGGACCCTCCGGAACGCAAAGCTGGTGATGCCTTCTCGGCCAAGGTCGGATTCCGCCTGGTTCATCTCCACCAGTTCGAAGCCATGCCGCTCGCACCAGGCAACCAGGCCCGGAAGGCTCCAATACCAGCAATGCTCACCCGGCTTGTAATGCTTGGAGGCCAGGCAGTCAGCCTGATCCTTGTAGATCGGCATCGACACAAACAGCCACTCGCCAACATGGTCGAGCAGCTTCTCCGGCTCGGGAATGTGCTCCAGGCTGTCCCAGCAGGTCACGGCCTCTGCGTGGTGCTGGTACGGGTCGTAGTAGCGCTCCTGCGCCCTCAGCCAAGCCACCGCTTCCGGATTCACGTCAAAGCCCATCGCGCCGGACTCTGTGACGAAACGGCCTCCGCCGATACCGATGTCTACCACTTGGCCGGCAAAGTGACGGCGCACCAGATCAATACGAGCCTGGGTCAGCGCAGCGCCCATCGGGGTAGCATCGAGCGCCTGATACTTCTCGAAATACGGCCCGCTATAGTCCATCGGAGGGCGCGGGTGAAAACCCATTCCAAGTTCTTCAGACCAGAGCAGGCAGTCGGTCAGCCCAGGCGGCAAAGCGTGCGTCATGATCGGCGATCCTTTTGTCACAGTTGTGCTGTTTCAACGTGCAGCGGCAGAACCTGTCGGGAACCGCGAATGTGATGCGGGACAGGTCCATGCATTTGTCGGTGATGTGTTCCGGCGAGTTGTAGCCGCCCTGCCCGCCACAGATGATCCAGGCCGGCCGCTTTGCGGCGATGGCGGCCGGCACGATCCAGCCAATGCCGCCAATCACTGCGTCGGCGTATTGCAGAAGGGCAAGTAATTTCTCAACCGGCAGTTCACCCTTATGGAACTGGATGTCTGCCGGAGGAAGTGGATCGATCGCCCACTCCTTGCCCGGCTCTAGGTCTGCCACGGAAACCACTTTCCAGCCCCTGCGGCGCATCTCTGAGGCAGCGCTGGCGATGTACTCGGGCAGTGGGTTGCGCGTGTCTGCGCGCCACTCAGCGCGAACCGTGGCTGGGCGAACCAGCACATAGCGCCCATCGACTGGCGGAGGACCAAAGTCCGGCAGGTCGAACTCGCCGGGTTCGCAACGGAACGCCTTGCGCAGCCCCTGAATGATCGGGTCTCGGCCGTAGGCGATGCGCATTTGGCCGCCGCCGACAGGGCGGTGCCAGTCGTGCTCGCGCTGGATGTTCTTGGCCTGGGTTCTCAACTGCGTCGCCGGGCGAACGCACTTCACGTCGAGGTCGAGGTAAAGCTCTGGCCAGGGTGTTTCGAGGAATGCGCCTGGGTACTTCCTCAGGAATGCCCTGGAATAGATCGAGTCGCCGAGGCCGAGCATTCCACGGATCAGCATGGATCAGTCAGCCAGTCTGCTACGCAGTTCGTAGCCCATCAGTGGCCAGATTTTGGAGACGGCATTCTGCCGGGAGATTTTCCGGCCGATCTCCGCGTCGAAGTTCGCCGGGCTCGCACAGGCCGACTCGCCGGTGACGGTGAAGCCGTTCTTCAGTACCAGTACGCAGAAGGTCAGCAGGCCGAGCGATCCATGTACGCCCGCAACCACGGCGTCAGGATTGCAGTCAGGCCTCTGATTCACACCATCAGCCGCAGTGAAGTAGTACTCGCCAGCGATATTCGCCTCGATGTCTGCCGGCGTGATGCGTGGCGCAGTCAGGCCCTTGGCTTGGATTTCTTGTTCGATTGCTTCGTCGGTCATTTCATGATCTCCAGAAACGACGAAGCCCGCTCAAGGCGGGCTTTCGTTCGTCAGGGCGGGGTTAGGATGGGCTTCGAAATATCGAGCCAGCAATCAATGTGCAAGGCAGGCGGGCCTGCACACAACACGAATAATTGAAGTATCTGTTTCGCAGCTGAACTTTGGGCATACCGCAATGCCTCGTGTAGCTCTGTACGCGGTCATGTAGCGCTGCAATTGGTTTCTGGCCCTTCCGTTGAAAACGTCTCTTTTCACTTCAACGGGGATCAGATCGCCACCTATTTCTACCCATCCATCAGGAACGTTGATTCCATCCGATGGCCCCTGAACACGCTTGGCACCTGGAACCAGTTCAGACAGCCTTTCCCAAAACTCGCGATGGACATCAAATTCTGTAAAAGGTGGCGCTATGCTAGAGCGATTCTCGGTCGCCATATTGCGGGCCGCCTCAAACATGATGCACGCCCGTATCCACATCAAATCCTCGTGCTGGAACTCTTCGCCAGCCAACAAGCACATAGCTTCGACTGGCCTCTCAATTGCCATCCTCGCAATTTCGTTTAGCCCTTGAAGCAGATCACCAGAAAGCACGTTCATATTATCCCCTGCAATAGCCCTGGGAATAGATCGGCCACAGCAACGCCCCAGGGAAGGCGCTTTCGGGTGCCCCCTAGCTGTAGCCGGAAGAGAAACGCAGCGGGGCGGACGGATGAGCGACATCCGCCGTTCGGCTGTACGGGCCTAGCTGCGTGTTAGGTGCCCTTGCGAGCCAAATAGTTACCGGCCGTCCGTCAATCCATCAGAACAGCGCAGACGCCACTCACGGCGAGCGGTGACATCGGTCTCTGCGCTGGTGATGTTGTAGACTCGGCCATCCCAGATGACCCGCCAGGTGTACAGTTCCAACCGTTCTACGGGGAACCACCGACAATTGATCCTGGCAGTGGTCTCCGCCTGCGTGGCATCGGCAGCGATCAACTCGCGACCTGAGCCAGTCAGAACCTCGGCGGGAAGGTCGGCGCGACCAGAGAACAGAACGGCCTCCCAGGTCGTCACCATTTCCCCCGTATCAGGGTCTTGTGTTTGGACCTGCCGCTGAAACTGAATGCGGTGGCGCATACGGTAGGCCAGCATTCAAACCCCCAAGCCGCATCTGTACGGCATCAGCTTCACTTCGGCCGCCTTGCGCAGCGTTGCGATTTCTTCGGGAGCAGCCTGATAGCTGGCCTGAAGCAAAAGAAGCACTCCGATGACCACGCTAGGCGGAATGCCTGGCTCGCTGCTGACTACCTCACTGCTCTCTTCGCAATTGCAAAGGCCATCAAGAGACTGGCGCCACATGAATTGGCAGGCCTCGTCTTCGGCCCCGTCCAGCAGCAATTGGAGCTTGGCGTCATCCCAGTCGTGGATCACATCAAGGAAGGACTTTGCTGTATCAAGCGGGATCATGCTCATTCAGCACTTCCTCCAGCGGGCGTCGGGCGAAGCAGGTCAGCGCTGTTTCGCGACTGCAATTGATGATCTCGATTGTCGGGTTGTTGCGCTTCAGGCGCTCGAACTCGGATGGCCATTCCGCGATCTTGCCGGCGCTCCCAAGCCCCTTCGGGTGGTCACCGTGCCAGTGCGATTGACCATTGGTTTTCTGCATGTCATAGCCCAGCAGGATGATGCGTTTAGCACCCCTGGCGATGGCCAAGGAAACTGCGCCGCCGCCTGAGTTCCTGTAGTGCTCGATGCGCGCCGTCTTGATTCCGAAGGGATTGGCGCTGAGTGTCAGAAGCTCGCCACAGAAGTTTGCTTTGGCCTCTGCGACGTATCTCTCCCACCAGGCCCTATCCATTGCCCACAGTGCATCAGCCCAGGGGGTCAGTCGGAACGTTGTGTTCGTGCAGATGGCCGCCCTCTGCGGCGAGGAGTTCCGCCATTCTCTGACTCGCTCGCAGTCTTCTGCTGTGAGGCTGGGGCCACTTGCGAGGCAGACGGCGACTCGCCAGCCACAGGCTTTGGGATCTCTGATTCCACAATCTGGCAAAGACCGCGCGCCACCAACTGGCGAGCCAGATGCTCGGATGCAAGGTATGCATCACCACCAGCCTTTCTCACGCGACCGCCGTCCAGGTATGAGCGAATTGGCTTGATCATTACGTCAGGCATAGTCACCTCAAAGAAAGAGGGGCCGGGAGACCGGCCCCTTCCAATCAGCTGGCGGTCAGCGAACCAGTGACAAACGCCTCAGGCCGATAGACCGCGAAGGCCAGTCGCTCTTCAGCGCGGATGGTTACCATGTTGTTCTCGAAGTCCTTGTCGTTCTCGGTGGAGACCAGAACCTCGATATCCATGCGGTCGAAGATCTGGGCGCCGAGCGAGAACGCTCCGGTCAGGAACTCGTCCTGAGTGATGGCCTGGGTTTCCACCACCGGCAAACGCCAGAGGGTCGGAGTGGTGCCGTTCTGTGGGCTGCCGATGATGTAGCGGTTCTCGGCGTCCTTGGTCAGCTCGATCAGCGCCCAGTCGATGGGGTTGAGCACGATACCGCTGGCCGGGAACTCGGCCAGTTGCGCCTGAAGGATCGCCAGGCGGATGCGGTCGATTCGCTGTTCGGCAGTCACGACTACGCCGCTCGGCGGCGCGTAGGCCTGCGCCTGCGGAATGATGCCGTGCAGATTTGCACCGGTTCCGTTTCCGTAGAGCAGTTGGCCTTCTTCGACCAACATCAGGCCGTAACGAGCGCGCGCATCGATGTAGCTCTGCAAGGCCGATGCGTCGTCCAGGATCTGGCGACTTGCCTTGAATAGGTGGGCGATGGTGCGAACCGGCGCGTTTTCCAGCTCGAAGTTGAGGTCGGAGTACGGCTTCTGGGTGCCTTCCGAAACAGGAGCGGCATTGTTGACGAAACCGGTCTCGCGAACGTACTCAACGGAGTTCGACTCAGTGGTGCCAGGCGCAACCAGGTCGCGGATGGTCAGTCGACGCTGCGGAGCGGCAACGACACCGGGGCGACGATCAGGAGCAACCAGGGCGCCGCCAGAGCTGTCGATGGAGGTGATGGCCGAGCGCGGCATGGATACGCGATGCGAACCGCGCAGGGAGCTGGTTACACCCTGCTCTTTCAGGCTCTCTGCGACCATTTGGCCGGCGGTCTTCGGTGCTTCCTCGCCGCCGTCACGCTTCTCGTTGGCCAGCATGGCTTGTTCCGCGGCGCTCAGTCGTGCTTGCAGTTCGCCCTGAGCAGTCAGCAGTTCGTCGACCTTGGCGCGGGTTTCCTTGTTCATCTCGCCGAAGTTGGCGATCTGGGTGTTGACCTGTTCGGCCTGGGCCTTGATCTGGTCGCCGACCTGCTTGAGGCTGGCGTTCAGTTCGCCGATTTGTTTTTCGAAGTCGCTCATTGCGATTCTCCTTGGAGGAATTTGGTGATGTCTTGTGCTGCCCGGAGTGCAGCGGAGAGGTCAGGAGCGACAGCGCCAGGCATATCGGTCGGGGTGCCACCACCCACGCCAGCAGCGCCAAGCATGCTGGTCTTGAAGTCGTTGATGAGTTCATTGCGCTGGCTTCGCGGCATGCCGCTGCGAGCCAGGGCGGCATCCATTCGGCGCTTGGCCAGGATGGCTTCGCTGCGGTTGCTGGGAGCGCTGGAGATCTCGTCGGACTCCAGGAAGGCATCTGCCCACCCCTTGTCGACGGCTTCGCGCCCACCGATCCAGGTCTCGGCGTCCATCTGCCTCACGATGTCGTCGATATCGATTCCCGTGCGCTGTGCGTAGATGTCAGCCAGCGTCATGTCGAATGGCTCCAGCCAATCGGCTATCTCGCGGAGATCATTCCGATTACCCATGGCGATCAGCCAGGCGTTATGGATCATCAGGAAGGCGGCGCGGCCGATGCGGATTTCATCCCCCGCCATGGCGATGAAAGAGGCGGCAGAGGCAGCCAGGCCGATGATGTTCACCGTGACCTTGCCCTTGTGCTCGCGCAGCAGGTTGTAAATGGCCAGGCCTTCGAATACATCGCCGCCGGGGCTGTTGATATTCACGGTCACATCGACATCGCTGCCTATGGCGCGCAGAGCGCCAGCAATGCGTTTTGCCGTGACACCTTCACCGGTCCACCAGTCGTAGCCAATCGGCTCGTAGATGGTGATCGTGGAGTCCGGGTTATCGCCAGAAGCTGCTCGAAGCTCAGGACGCCATGCATCTAGCGCTTTGGGCGCCAGGTCGCACTGGACGCCCGAGCGCGGGCGAGCCTCCGGCGCTGCCGGAAGATTTCGCAGAGTCATGGGTTACTCCTGTGTTTCTTCGAAGTCGGGCCCGGGAACTTTCAGTCCTGCGCCATGCTGGTTTACGAGTTGTCGCGCTTCGTCGGCGGTGATCATCTTCCCAACGCCGAGGTAGGCCTTTTGAACCGCCTCTACGGCGGAGAGCTTTCTTTCGTTGCCCCCCCCAGTTGATCGAGGGGGACCAGGTTGGATTGGACGGTGAGAATGTCTCCGCCGGGGAGTTCTGGCAGGTTCTCTTTCCGCCGACCTTCGTTGCGGGTCATGAAACCGTTTTGCGCCATGGTGCTGTACCAGGCAGCGCGACCAGCGCTATCAGCCTTCAGGAACCCCTCAAGGGAGAACTCGGCGTAATAGCGAATCCGCTCGGGCGCAGTTAGCAGTCGCTTGTTGACGCACTGCTGAATCTGATTGGTGATCGAACTGATCGAGAATGTCAGGAACGCGAGCATCTGCTGTTCAAGCCCTGTCCCCCAGTTGCTCCCCTTGTCGGTCTGGCCGATCATCCAGGGCGGTACCCCGAACCATCTGCAAATCTCGATCACCCCATGCTCTCGCGTCTCCAGCAACTGAGCATCGACCGGATTGATGCCGATGGTTTCAGGGGTAATCCCTTGCTCCAGAACCGGGGATCTTCCGGAGTTCATCGCGCCCGACACGGACTTCACATACTCCCTGAACTCCTCCCGCTGCGCAGGTTGGAGAATGCGATCAACCTTGAAGGCGACCGTGGGTAGAAGTCCGTTCTTGAATGTGCCGTTGGCTGCGTCCTCCGCCGACATGACCGAGCCGAAGACATCAACTCCGTACCTGATTGCAGAGAGACCAATTCGACCATCCAGCGTGAACGCCGGGATGTGCAGCATGTTGGTACGCTCGATCTCTCTACGAGCACCCTTCTTTGGCGTATAGAAATACTTCAGCCGACCGTTGTCATCACACTCCAGGTCGATCCTCGATGGAAGCAGGAAGTCCAACGCAGCCGGTCTGCCAGCAGCGCGGCGAATCTCCGCGTATGCGTTCCCCCAAAGCAGCATCGATGCGACCATGGCCTGCCAGAACTGGAAGGCCGTCATGTCGTCGTTGGGGCTGTTGTGAACAACATCGTAGAGCGGGAACGAACGAGCATCGACTCTGCTTCCGTCCGCTTTCCGCTCGTACACTCCAAGCGGAAGACCGGCGACAGAAGTAGAGATCAAGCGAACGCAAGCCCATACCGCAGACAGCTTCATTGCCTTGTCGACAGTGACCTTTTTCCCGCTAGACGACTCTCGCCCCAGGAACTGCGACCAGAACGCGCCATCTGTCAGGCGGATGGTCTTATCCCCCCAACCGAACAATGAAGACCTGGGCGCAGACGTAGCACTGCTCAGGACTTTTCCGAGACTCTTACTCACTGGTCAGCCCCTTGCGAATGAACGCCGCGATGGCGAACGCCGACGCCGCACCGGAAATGAGCGCCCAGCCGAGCCCCAGCAGCACGAAGGTTCCGGCTACGAAAAGAGCCAGACCAAGGACGCCGAAGAAGAGGTAGAGGCCAGTTGCGATGTTCATGCGATGATCGGGTTCCGTATGGCGTTCATGAAATCGTCGCCGTCATCAACGCCGGCAACCAGGGCGCGCCCCATAGCCATGATCAAGGTCACTGGACCATCGATCTTGCAGTTGGGGTCGTTGTCGTTTTCCTTGCGCGGGTAGATGTTTTCCTTGGCGTCGATCTTTGCCGCCACATTGCCCATCATCCAGGTCATGACCGGATTGCCGTCATGCCAGAGTGTCCGAGCTATTACCCTCGCCTCCACCTCCTTCATCGGGTCGCTCATGTTCTTCACTGTCTGGTTGAAGTCCACGACCGGGATGGATGTGTTGGAGAGTCGGGTAATCAGGTAGTTGGCCTGCCAGTCGTCGAAGGCAACATCTTGCAGGTCGATCTGTTTTGCCAGATCAAGGATGTCTGCCTCGATGAATGCGTAGTCCGTCATGCTCCCTGGCGTCAGGGTCAGATGACCCTCAAGCGCGAAGTTCTGATACTTCTCGTTTTCCTCAGCGGCGGCCTCTGGAGCGTAGAAGCGCGGAATGCAGTAGAACTGACCAGCTTTCTCGAACAGCATTACCAGGGCGGCCACGTCTTTCTTGCTGGCAAGGTCCAAAGCCGTCCAGCAGCGGCAGCCGGCCATGTCCGCAATCGTGAAGTCGCGCTTCTGCCGCTGCCAGGCCAGCATGTTCATCCAGACCGTCCGAGCGCCCACCCATTGGTTCAGGTGCTTGGTGCGGAAGGCGTTCTGCTTTGACGCCGAGCGCTTGGCCTGCTGGAGCTGGGCCAGGAGGAAGTCGGGGAATACCGACACTCCGTAGTTCGGATTGGCCTTGATCAGGCTGGCCGGATCATCCCACGAGTCATCCTCGTCGATCGTGTAGATGATCCCGAAGATCGTCTCATCGATCGTCTGCCCCTCGAGAATGCGGATCACATCCCGTCGCTTCTCGTAGCAGGGTCCGCCGAGATTCGATCCCGCCGTCGTAATGATCGACAGCAATGGCTGTTCTCGTGCCCCCATGCCGGTCTGCATGGTGTCAACCAGGGCATCCGTGTCGTGTTCGTGGTACTCGTCCACCAGGGCAGCATGGGGACTCGCACCGTCCCCTGGGTTGCCGATAACCGTCTCGAACTTCGACATATCCTCCATGACGAACATGGGGCCAGGGTTCTTCTGGTTGCCAGAAAGCTCGATACCGAATCGGTTACGCAGGTTCTCCAGCTTGTGCGCCATCATCCACGCCGGACGGAAAACCTCGAAGGCCTGCTTCTCGGTGGTGGCGCCGGAGTAGACCTCGGCCCCCGACTCGCCATCTGCGGCGAATAGGTAAATGCCTCGTGCGGCAAGACGGGCAGACTTCCCGTTCTTCCTGGGAATCTCTTCGTAGGCCTCGCGGAACCTGCGCTTGCCGGTGTCCTTCTTCACCCAGCCGAAGATGTTGGCCTCGATGAATACCTGCCAAGGCTCGAACACTAGCTTCGACTTCGAAGCGCTCCATTTGCCTTTGGTGTGAGGCATGAGCTGCATGAACTTGACAGCACGATCTGCCTTGGCCTCATCGAAAAAGTATGGCCAATCGTCATCGCTCTGGCGGTCCAAGTCATTCAGGAAGCGCTGGCATGCAAGCTTCACATACCGGCACGCAACGATAGCCCCACCCACGACATCGCTAGCGTACTGTCGCGCAATGTCGCTGGGGGTCATCTCAGAAATCCTCGAACTCGTCCTTCTCCTTCGGCTTTTCCAGGCCGAACTTCTGGCGGTCGGACGGCGTTAGTCCAAGCCGGGCCAGGTTTCCGATCAGATGGGTGTACTTGCCAACCGCGAACTCTGTCGGGTTGGCACGGTATTCAGCGAGCAGGTTGGCCGTCACTTCCAGGATGATCCGATCCGATCCCGTCAGAACGCCCTTGATCGACTGAGCGCACAACTCTTTCCATGCGAGACGAGCAGGGCCTTGCAGATGGATGGGCGCTTCTCCGACATCCCCCTCGCCCTTTGCCGGCTCCTGCCGGTAGCGCTGGGGGTTTTTCTTGTCGGCGCCTTTGAACTTGGCGACGACATCTGGCTGTTTGTGTCGTGCCATCTTGAAACCTAAATTCTGTGGAAATGGAAAGTGCTTTGGGGGCGCGGTGTCCTAGCGAAAGGTTCTAAGGTTTTGACCCGCCCCACCCCTATAAATGAGACTTTTTCTCATTTAACTCGATTTTTCTGTCAAGCCGCACGAGCCAAGTGAAAACCACTGCCATTATTCGTAAATATCTCGAATCGTCGTGTCCGCTCGCTGATGGAACCCGACTATTTCCTAGATGCCGCCGACTCCCTTGCCGTCTTCCTCGCATGGCAGGGGTATCCAGCAATAGCCATCAGGTTCGAGTCATCATCAGTGCCGCCTTGGCTCAGCGGGATGATGTGGTCCACCTCTGTGGCGATCCTCTTCACTCCCTTGCACTCTGCACACTGGCACATGTAGCTATCCCGCTTGAGGATGCGATCACGCTTGCGGCGCCACGGCCTGCCACCGCGCCCATTCCCCCATGCTTTGTCCTCTACCTCGTGCTTAGTCACTCCCTTGGCCTTTGGCTTGGTGTGACGCTGAGGGAGGTCAGGCATTGAGGCGTTCCTGACTCGGCGGAGTCCAACCTTGAAGCCTGGCTTGTGCTGGCCTGAGGAATGAGAGCTTGCCACACTGCCATTCATCAGGATGGAGAGCCAGGAGGCCAGATCGCAGTAGGGGTTCCAGAATCTTTATCGCGCTCTCTACTTCTTCGCTGTATCCGGTTACGTCATCGGGGGTCCAGGCACGACCGTGGTTGATCTCGACGCCAGCAGGAATTGGACGGTTCTTCATGTCGGCTTTCCTTCATCAGACATACCGATGAGTTTCGCGACCAGCAGCGACTCAGCGAAATCATTTGCGTTGGCGTCTCGCCATGGGGAAAGCCCGCATACGTGGTAGATCAGCTCCCGACCAGGGAGCGGGCTTTCGGGGCGCTCTATCTTGTAGCGAACCTGAACAACCAGTTTGCCAAACCAGCCGCGGCGCACCCGGACAGAAGCTATCTGGGTCTCCCTGGCGGACCCCATAAATACCGACATCAGATCGGCTCTCCACTCAGGTAGCTGGTCGGCACGGCCTCAGGATCCTCGCCATCTTCGGCCAGAGCCTGGATCAGAAGGTGCAATAGCTGATTGGTCTTGCGCTGCTCATCGAGGAGATCGCGCAGGAGGAGTCGAACCTCTTCCTCGGACTCAGTCATCGCTTGCTCCGGGTCGCTTCGGCTTGGCGGCCATAGCAGAGGCCGCGCGTTCCATCGCGACCCGCGCCCACTTCTTCGCCCATTCGCGCGTTTTGTTGCAGAAGGTGCATTTTGTCATCAGATTTGCCCTTTCCCGCGTAGACCGGCGACGAGTCGATGCTGGTATTTCGACTCCATCTCTTCGCCGCAAAGCCTTACCCGCTTGTTAACGAGTGCGAACGTGACCGTTACGGTTGGAACAGGACCGTCGTTGCTGACGCTCAACGAAAGCTGGCCGGGTAGCGGCTTCCCGTTGCTGTCACACAAAATCAGGGATGTGCCGGTGTTCTTCAGTAGAAGCGGAGCATCCATCAGTACACCCTCAGAATGTGGGCCAAGTTCCCCCGCGCACGACACACAAGGCCGAGCAGGATCGCCAGCACCAGGGTCAGCCAGGGTGAGACAGGGTTCAGCCTGTAGCCGTGGAGCGCATCGAGCATCACGCTCAGGGCGAAGCATCCACTTCCTACGCACAGAAGGTAGGCGAGCCAGGAAACGCCCCGGCGATACCTAGCGCCTTGCCGGCGGTATGTCGCCAGCCTCATGCAGATAGCGCCGCAGATCATCGCAGCCACCAGAGTCCAAGGGTCAACCATTACGACCTCCAAAGCGGTCCGCAATGAAGCGGAGCCAACCAGGCGTCTTCCCCCCCTGCACCCACTCCAGCAAGCTGGTGCCCACTGCGACGCAGAATAATGCCCCACCAAAGGCGGCCAGGCCCGATGTCCTTGCCCACTCCCGCCCGATGACTTCGCCGGCGACGTAGTAGCCAACGATCCAGGACGCAGCGAAGTAACCAAGGCGAGCCCAGGCCGAGATGTCTTTGGCATACACCACGAAGAAGATAGCCCCAGCAAAAGCCCCGATCACTGCATTGGCATCAATGCCAGGGATCAACGCAGACGCACCAATACCGACCAAGCCGGCGACTGCTACCGCACCACTCGGCTCGGCCATATTCACGTACTCCAGACGCAGAAAAGCCCAGGTCATTGCCTGGGCCTTGTAGTGTGGTGCCGGCAGCAGGAGTCGAACCCGCAACCCTCTGATTACAAATCAGCAGCGCTCCCTGTTGCGCCATACCGGCTTATTGGCTGACGCGGATGGGATCGAACCATCGACCAGTCGGGTAACAGCCGACCGCTCTACCTCTGAGCTACACGTCATTGAATCGAGTCTGGAGCGGCTCGCGGGACTTGAACCCGCAACATCTGACTTGGAAGGACAGTGCTCTGCCGGTTGAGCTAGAGCCGCGGAATAGGTGCCGGGCGAACCCGGCGTCACGCCCGCAGAGCAAGTAGCCGGGGCTTTCGCCTTGATCACCAGTGGTGACCCTTGCCTTCTTCTTCCGCATGCGTGATTTGGAGTGACCGGTGCTGAATCCGGCATGGCGGTGAACTGGCTATAACGCCCACTGAACGTTGCCGCCGCGTATCCTCTTAGCGCATCAGCCTGCGCATTCACTCCGTGCCGGGCTTCCACCGGCTCCCACTTCACTTTAACGCCTGCGTGTCCAAGGCGATCCCGGAGTATTAGGTCGCGGTAGGGCCGGGTCCCACCTTTGACCATCCTCGGCCGCGTAGTCGCAACCCAGAAGGATTCAGATCAGTACTACTACCGCTCCAACCAGGAGCAGCAGGACCAGCGCGCCACCGCCGATACCCTTGAGCAGCCAAACATCTTTCGATTCAGCAGACATTGCAGAACTCCGTAGACGGCTGGAAACGAAAAAGCCCCGGCAGATGCCAGGGCTTCGGTGGTGACTTTCGCCAGAGGCGAATTTGTCACGATGGAGATAAGTGTGCCTCAGCCGCACATTTGTCGTCAAGCAGCATTTTTCATCATTTTTATCGCCGAAGAGACAGGCACAAGCGCGGCCTTGTCGAGATCGTTGCAGGCATCGAAACAGGCCTGGATAAAGCCGTCCCATTCCCTATCCCAGTTTCTTGGGTCAAGTTCAATGCCATGCATACGGTCAAGCCAGGCGCGGAACGACTCAGGGCTTGGGCAGGGATCAACGCCTTCGCTCTGGCCGCCCTGGTGCATGCGACGGTACCGGAACAAGACTCCCGCAGCGACATAGCGCGCCTTCTCGAATTTCTTCGTGTACATCCTTGGGCCGGTTTCGTAAGCGACCCTGAACACGATCTCTTCCGCAGCCTCCTTGTCGTCTTCGCCAGCCATAGGGCTGTACATGTGATTGCCGAACACCTTCAGATGCGCCGGGAGGGTATCGATCGCCTTTTGAATCACGCCGGCGAGTGCCTGATGAACAGCCCGAGGAGTGCTGATGTCGCGCTCAGTCTTGGTCTGGTGGATTCCTGGCACAAAGGTGTATTGGCTGTAGGAGACAGCCTCCCCTTCATCGTCGATCTCGGTGATGCGTCGACGGACATATCCGCCAGCCTCGACAATTCCAAGAGCAGCTCGCTCCGCCGCCTCGGCCATGCCGCTGTTCCAAGGGGTATAGAACGCATCGTGCCAGGCAATGCGCGCGCTGTTTAGATTCATGCCGTAGCCCTCTTCAGCTCGCGCAGCTTGGCGCGGTACTCGGCGGTGATCGCCTTCAGTTCGTCGTTGGTGTACTTGCGGGGACGGTGATCGGCTTCCAGAGCCTCTACAGCTTCCAGGCCGATGCGTTCGATCAAGCCCTCACGGAAGCCCTGGGAAACGGTAAGCCCCTTCCTGGCGTACTTGCTTGAGCCCGCGTTACATGCTTTGCATTGCAGCCATATGTTGGATGGCTCCAGGCGGTGCTCGGGCCTTGCCCCCTTTCCGAGAAAATGCCCTGCGTCGAATGCACCTCCAGTCTTCCAGCCTTGTTCGGCCAGTACCTCGGCCTGAGACTTGCCGCAGCTTATGCAGCCGCTGCCGATGGAAAGTTCGTAGGTGCGCCGGTAGTCACGAACGGCTTTCTCCGCATCCCTGATGTGATCGCTGTGCGTCTTCAGTCGCTCCTTCCGCACTTTGATCTCCCGCCGCTCTCGGTCAGCGATGGCCTTCCGCGCCGGCTTGGCGTGCTTTTCCTTGATGGCCAGGGCGCAGGCCGGCGAGCAGACCTTTTGCGTGCTGCTGAAGCGAGGGGTGAACTCCTGGCCGCATGCAGGGTTCTGGCATTTCTTCGGTTTGGGCTGGCTGGCGGATAGGCTCATTGAGGCTCCCCCGAAACCAAGGCTTTCCAGCAGTCGGTGAAAGCTTTGCTGAAGTCGCCGTAGAGCCTGGACGATTCCTGCCGGCAGGCCCGAACCCCTTCGCCGACTGCCTCGCATACGGCCACCACAAGCGGCACCCAGCCAAAGGCGATCATGATCATCAGGACAATGAGCGCTCTTGGCCGAACAGGAACTCTCCGCATGGCGCGGAAGAACAAGCTGCGGCTCATAGCTCTTCTCCCGCGAAGTAGCCAAGCCATAGGGTGGCCGTCCCAACCATTGAGACAATCCATGGGCTGATGGCCGCAGAGGTCTGCGTGTAGATGATGAGTGCGATGACCAGAAGCTGGCCCACCAGAATTTTTGCAACCTGCCGCCTGCTCATGCCTCCACCTCCTTCGCCTTCTGCTGCTCGGGCTGGAAGTCGCCGCGTAGGGGCATGAGATACCGTTCAGGTATGTAGAGCCGGTCTCCTTCATGGAGTACCCACCAAGCTGGTCGATTCACCTGAAAGGTCTGACCGTCGTCGACAAATAGGTCACCGGGGGCAAGTCGAGACATCAACTCGACTATCACTCCCGCACTGATGCAGCTGGGGATGTCTTGCAGATTAAGAGCGAGATCGCCCGCCTTGAACTTGCTCATGCGAAAGTCCCCATCTGATCAGCCGCCGCCATGGCGTCAGCCTCGGTTTCGAAGTGAGAGGAAAGGACCAGCCGCCAGCACGCCGCGAACACATCCCGATAGAGGGGCTCAAAGGCCGTATCGTCCATGCTGGCCCAACTGATCGACTTAGCCTCCTTGCGAACGCCGTCAGGCGTATGGATCAGGTGGAAGTGACCGGCCTCAATGGTGATCCACTCGCGGAACGCCTCGCGGCTCTTCTCGACTGCCGGGAAGCGGCCCGCTCGATCAGCCTCAAGCTTGGCGATGTACGCGGCGACGGCGTTCTGCAATTGGCCAGGACGCCCATTCAGATCCTCGAAGTATTTGGCCAGCCCGCGGATGCCACGCATCTCCTGGCGCGGCACAAGACCACCTTTCGGCTCCCAGTACTCCCATGCGAGATCCAGCATGGCGAAGAACTTGCCGTGGAACTTGGCATTGCGCATCCGGGTGAATTTCCCGTGGACGACCTGGCCGGCCTTCCACTTCTGAACGGTTTCGCGATCTGCCTCGGTCGCCGGGACCAGGCCCTGGGCTGTGCGGATGAGAGCGAGTTCAGCCACGGCGCTTTCCCTTCTTCTGCTTGCACTCCCGGCGCTGCTTGCTGATAGGCTTCTGCATTGCATCTTCAATCGACCAACCACGATTTAGCCGGCTGCGCAGAGTGCATTCGGGAATACCAAGCTGGCCTGCCCACTGAGAAACTGTTTGCCGCCTACCTAGATACTCAACGAAGGTGTTTCTTCTAGTGTTATTCATCTGTTCTAAGGCAGTTGCCCAGCGGCAGTTTTCCTTGAAGTAACCTGCGTCGTTGTCAATTCGATCAAGGGAGGTGGCGTCTGGCCTTTCGCCCATATCAGCCAGGAAGTTGGCGAACGTCATCCACCTTTCACAAACAGTGATTCCTCTGCCTTGGTAGTCGACATATCGCTTGTTAGAGGGATTCGTACAGCGATCAATCATGTTGCTCCATGAGCTGTACGTTGGAGTTCCGGTCATCCCGTGAGAAAACCGAGAGCAACCGCAACTGGTCGTAGTTCGGTTTCTCATCAGATTTCCTCGGCGCATAATGACTCGGTTACCGCAGTCGCAACGGCAAACCCAATGGGAAGCCTTGCCGGCGCAGTGGGAGAATGCTTCAACAACCACCTTGCCCACCCGAAGCCCGATGATGCTTTCAGCGTCCATTGATTGCCTCCAAGTATTCCTGGCAAGAAAGGCACTTCCTAACCCCAGGAACGAGTGCCCGCCGCGCCACAGGAATCTCCTCGCCGCAGTCTTCACATTCGTACAGGCTCTCGCCGACGTACTTGACTCGGGAGTACAGTCGTTCAGCGAGTTCACGCTCGGCGTAGTCATTGGCGATGTCTACGATATCCATGTCACTCGCCCTCCCCTTGCAGGCTCTTCAGCAGTGCCTTGAGTTGGCGATAGCTTTCCATCGACTTGGCGTTCGATTCGCGCTCCTGCTCAACAGCCAGGGCAGCGTCCTCGACTCGGGCTGCCAGGCGCTTCAGGTGTTCGGCCAGGTCGACGATTTCGGTTGCCAGTTCGCCCAGCATCTCCAGCGGGGAGGCGGAGCGCTTCGGCTCGGACTGGGTTTCGATCTTCTTCGCGGGCTCGCCCATCTTCGGCTCCTGATGCTTGGTCTTTTTCTCGACTTGGATTCGTTGGTAGTGGTCAGTACCAGTGCGGCGGATCAGTCCGGAATCGACCAGATCGCGCAGACAGCCCTGGACAATCCGAACGTCCGGCGTGCTTCCGGTCATGTTGCGGAGCGCGGTCAGCACCTGGAACGAACGCCAGGGCTCAGAGATCGGTACGCACTCGTAGACCTTCTTCGCGATGCCGGTCTGTCCCTGCATGAGGGACTCCTGTTTTGCGGGCGTCACTGCTCGATCCTCCCTTCAGGCCAAATGCTCTTCACGACCGCGAGCGGGTCGCAGTCCTCCATCAGAATCATCGTGAAGCGCTTGTCGCCTACGATTACGGTCCAGGAGCGCTTCATTGGCCCGCTCCTTTGCTGCCATAGCGGTCAGACAGCCGAGTTACTTTCTGCGGCCTATCGGACTCAGCAGGCCGCCATTCAGCGGATAGGTTTTCAAAGCGGTTGTACTGACCCAAGAACGCAGCACGTACCGTCCCCGTTTCAACGTCGCGCCCCTTTGCGACGATGATCTCGGCCACCCCTTTGAACTCGGTATGCTCGTTGTAGACCTCGTCCCGGTAGACGAAGAGGATGATGTCTGCGTCCTGCTCAATGGCGCCGGATTCGCGGAGGTCGGACTGGATCGGGCGCTTGTTAGGGCGCTCCTCACACTTTCGGGAAAGCTGGCTTAGGAGAATCACAGGAACGCCAAGTTCGTTCGCCAGGAGCTTGAAGCCGCGGCTGATTGAGCTGATGACGTTGACGCGGCTCTCCCCCTCCCCGTCCATGAGTTGCAGGTAGTCGACCATCAGCATGTCGAGTCCATAGCGCATCTTGTGACGGCGCGCCATGGCGCGAACTCTGCCGATCGTATTCAGGGCCGGCTTGTCCGCGAGGTACAGGCTGGACATGCTGATAGTCCGCGATGCGGCGCCCAACTCGGCGCCGTACTCCTCGCATGCGGTACCGTTTCTGATCATGTTCAGCGGAATCTTTCCGACTGAAGCAACGGCGCGGTCAATGAGCTGTCCATTGCTCATCTCAAGGCTAAGCGCCAGTACTGACTTCCGCTCCTTGAGCGCCGCATGGATCGAGCAGGACATTGCGAAGGTTGTCTTGCCCATAGCTGGTCGGCCAGCAACGACAATCAGTTGTCCCGGCAGGAACCCGCCGATCTTGGCGTCAAGATCAGTCAGCCCAGAAGAGATACCCATCAGGGTTTGTCCGCTCCGATAGCGGTCGTGGCGCTGCTGCCAGACCTCAACCTGGGTTGCCAGGACATCTGAAGCCTTCTGAACGTCAACGCTAGTTTCGCCGGCATCCACCGCCATGATTGCGGCATGAGCAGCAGAGACCTTTTCGGCGGTCTCCTGACTCGAACTGGCAATCTCGGAAATGTCCTGGGCAGCGACATGCAGTGCCCGATCAACAGCCCGCTCACGGACGATACGGGCATAGGTCGAGGCGCTGGCAATACTCGGGGTGTTCTTCACGATCTCGCAGCAGTAAGCCAGTGCCGGTGTCTCGCTAGGGAGTGTCCCAAGCTGCTCAGCCACGGTCAGGAAGTCGACCGCTTTGTTGGCAGAGCGCACCGCCATGACCGCCCGGAACACCTCAGCGTTGTCTGCGAAATAGAACGACTCCGGGGTCAGTTCATCGGCCAGAACGTCGATTAGCTCTGGACGCTGCATCATCGCGCCAAGAACCCCATGCTCGGCTTCGAGGCTGTAGGGATCACGCATGGTAATTGCCCTCCACAACCTTGACGAAGTTGGAGGGAGCAATCAGCCAGTCGAAGCAGCAGCGAAACACTTTCCCGTCGCGACCCGACACCTTCCCCATCAGGAAATCACTGGCGCGAACGGTCTCGAAGTAATCTCTCCAGAAGCCAAGGTCCTGATGGACTTCGCTGTCATTCCAGCGAGCCTGCACCTTCGACTTCCGATCTTTGTTGATCAAGACCACGGTCGGCAGCTCTGGAAGCACTTCGTTGAACAGGTCGACAATCGCCTTTACCGGGCAGGCAGTCTTCTTGGAATTCGCATCTTCGGCAGCAGCGGTTGCTTCTACTGACGGTTCACTTGATGGTTCTATTACGGTTCTGGGGGCACCAGGTGCCGGGGTGGGCGGCACGTCGTGCCGGGGTGGGGCGGCATCTGGTGCCGGGGGGCATGTCGTGCCGGGGGCATAAGATGCCGGGGTAACGGTGTACCAAGTGGATCGGCCATTGCGCTGGTGACTGATCAGTATCTTTGCATCCTCCAGCCAGCGAAGCGCGTTGCGCACAGCGCGCTCTGACAGGCAGGTACGCTCTGCAATCTTGGCAACGGACGGCCAGCAAACGCCGTCATCGTTCGAGTTGTCAGCCAACGAGATAAGAACGGCTTTCTGTGGGGCGCTCATTCCCTGAAGCGGCCAGCACTGAGTCATGATTATCGTGCTCACCAGTCAAGCTCCTCTTCTTTCTCATCGACGAGGCTAGGCTGTTCCTGGGGCGCGCTCGCACCTGGGTCCTTTTCCGGAACAAAGCCCAGCAGTTCTCCTCTCAGGCAGATGATTGCCCCGTACAACCAGCTATTGGGATTAGCTCGGCCGCGATACCAGATCTGTCCGTCCTTCTGGTACATGTAGATGCCGCTGAACTTCGCAGCCTCGTTCAAGGCCTCGACTCGTTCAGCCGCTTCTGCACAGAGGAAAGCGTTATGAAGCCGTTCCTTTTCTTCTTCTTCGTAACCGTCAGAGGTCAAAGCAAAGCCACTGCTGTAGCCCTGAATGATGCTGGCTATCGACTTAAAAGGACCTGCGAAGAATTCTCTGGAATGGTTAACTCGACTGTCAACCAGGCCTTCATGAATCTCAGCCTCTACGTCCTTGGGGTCTTCAACTTGGCCAAAACACAAAAGCTTGAATGGGAGTGGCGAGCTTGTAGAACTGGATAGCTCGTCGCACCGCTGCAGTGGAGCACGCTCTGTCATGCCTATCTTGTAGATGCCCGGCATTGCGGCGTTGCCCAGGCAGTAGATGAACCCGTAATTCATGGGTTATGCTTCCTGTGTGTTGTGTTTTCCCACGCGTGATTCGGCTGCCACCGATCCACGCACCGACAAAGCCCTGTAGTAGTCGCTCAGGGCTTTGTTGTATCTGCGCCTCCACTCACTCGAACCCATGCCCGCCAGCTCTTCAGCGGCGTTAGCCATTGCGGCGTAGTCAGAGCTCGTGAGACGAGGGCGCATGCTCAGACGCTCACCAGGCGAGGCTTGCGTCGCATCTGGTCAATCATCCGCAGAGCCTCGTCTGTCGCGGCGCGAGACTCAGAGAGTTCACGGTGAGCCTCTTGCAGCTCACCTTCATCGGCGCCATCAACCAGGCTCGCAATTGCCTGCTGTGCTTCGCCGTTCTCTTTGATCAGGGATCGGAGCATGCAGAGCACTTCCCGCTCGCCGCCCTCTCCATCGATCAGGCGAACCGATACCCCGACCGGAGTCAGCAGGTCGCCCAAAGCCTGAATCTTCAGATCGTTCGGGAGAGCGGCCAGGATCGAAGGCAGGAAATTTGCCGGAAGCAAGTTGTTGTCCTTCGTGGAGTCATCCAGCCAGCGGAACACCCGATCGGCATTCGCCTTCATCCTGTCCATCGCATCACGCGAGGGAGGGTCGAATACGATTCCGGTGGCGATATGAGCGTTGATGCGTTCGTGAGCCTCCACGATGTGCTGGACCACGGTCTCTCGGCTCCACCCTTCCCGGCGGCGCCATTGGTTCACCACAGCGAGGAGCGTGGAGATCAGAGTGTGCGATTCGCTTCGCATGCTTTGTGGCCTCCCGGCCGGTAGATTGGCTGGGGTTAGGCGGCGCCGCGGAGAATCTTCTCGGCAAGGCTCACCAAGTCGGGGCGGAGGCCAGCAATGGTCACTTTCCCGCTCGAAGCATCCTGTAGACGCTCCGCAAGCTCGGGAGAGGCCTTTCGATGCCCTCCTGCAAGCTGGTACAGATGGCCCACGGAAGTGCCAGCAAGCCGAGCCACACGCTCGCGCTCTTCAGGTGTGGCGCTGGTCAGCCAGCTACGCAGTTGATCGGACATGAGTGCTTCTCCTTGATACCTGCGGAGAATTTAGCTCATGGCTAATCGTATCTCAAGAGGAATTTAGCTTTGGGCATATTTAGCTGCCTGCTAAAAGATGGCATCTTGGCCGGCATGGACATTTACGAAATCAGAAAGCAGAACCTCATCAAGCTGATCGGGAATCAGCGCAAGAGCGCTTGTGCAGAGCGATGGGAAATGAGCCCAGCTCATCTGAGTCAGATCCTGTCTGACAAAACAAAAAAGAATCTCGGCGATGATGTTGCTCGGCGCATAGAAGTGCTCCAAGGTCTCGCAAGGGGATGGATGGACCTGCCTCACGACAAGCTGCCCGAACCGGCCGCGCCAAGCGAAGCGGAACTTATCGGCCCCATTTCCGCCTGGGATGATGAAACCCCTCTGGAGGATGATGAGGTGGCGGTTCCCCTGCTAAAGGACATAGAGGTTGCGGCTGGCTCCGGTCGGTCTGCGGAGGAGTTCAAGACCAGCAAGAAGATCCGTCTCGGCAAGTACACGTTGCGCAACCAGGGTGTTCAGTTCGACATGGCGGTTTGCGTGACAGTCCGCGGAAACAGCATGGAACCCGCCCTGCCGGATGGCAGCACCGTCGGCGTCAATCTTGGATGTAAGTCGATCAAGGATGGCAAGGTCTACGTCATCACGCATGCCTCGGAACTAAGGGTAAAGGCCCTTTACCGCCTCCCCGGTGGCGGCATCCGACTGCGGAGCTTCAACCAGGCGGAGTATCCCGACGAGGAGTACAGCCAGGAAGAGATGGACGAAAAAGGCATCAGCGTACTCGGCCGCGTATTCTGGTCGTCGGTGCTTTGGGACTGAACGAGGAGCCATAATGCAGACAAGACGCTTGGCGGGAATTGGCCTAATTCTTCTCGCGATTCTCGCCGCCGTGATGTTCCCTCTACCACCTGCCGACCCGGAACTTGGCCGGTCAGTCACAGACTTCTGGTACTTGACCCTGGCGATCTTGGGTTTTGTGCTTCTGGTCTGGCCAACCGCTAGAAAAAAATAA